ATGTTCAAGAACGCATTTGCAAACCTGCAAAAAGTAGGTAAGTCGCTAATGCTGCCGGTGTCCGTATTGCCTATAGCAGGTATCCTGCTGGGCGTCGGTTCCGCCAACTTTAGCTGGCTACCTGCGGTAGTCTCCCACGTGATGGCGGAAGCCGGCGGTTCTGTTTTCGCCAATATGCCGTTAATTTTCGCCATCGGTGTTGCCCTGGGCTTCACAAACAACGACGGTGTATCCGCACTGGCTGCAGTCGTGGCTTACGGCATCATGGTGAAAACCATGGCGGTGGTTGCACCTTTGGTGCTGCACTTGCCGGCTGAAGAGATTGCGGCCAAACATTTGGCGGATACCGGTGTGCTCGGGGGGATTATCTCCGGCTCCATCGCTGCCTATATGTTCAACCGCTTCTTCCGCATTCAATTGCCGGAATACCTGGGCTTCTTTGCAGGTAAGCGTTTTGTGCCGATTATCTCCGGCCTGGCGGCGATCGTTCTGGGCGTAGTATTGTCCTTCATCTGGCCTCCAATCGGTACGGCTATCCAGACCTTCTCCCAATGGGCTGCTTATCAGAACCCGGTAGTGGCGTTTGGTATTTACGGCGTGGTTGAACGTGCGCTGGTGCCATTTGGTCTGCACCATATCTGGAACGTACCGTTCCAAATGCAGATTGGTGAGTACACCAACGCAGCAGGTCAGGTATTCCACGGCGATATCCCACGTTATATGGCGGGTGACCCAACTGCGGGTAAACTGTCCGGCGGCTTCCTGTTCAAAATGTACGGTCTGCCTGCTGCTGCGATTGCCATCTGGCACTCAGCCAAGCCGGAAAACCGCGCTAAAGTCGGCGGTATCATGATCTCCGCTGCCTTGACCTCGTTCCTGACCGGTATCACCGAACCGATCGAGTTCTCATTCATGTTCGTCGCGCCGATCCTGTACGCAATCCATGCCATCCTGGCTGGCCTGGCGTTCCCGATCTGTATCCTGCTGGGTATGCGTGACGGCACCAGCTTCTCACACGGTTTGATCGACTTTATCGTACTGAGCGGTAACAGCAGCAAAATTTGGCTGTTCCCAATCGTCGGTATCATCTACGGTCTGGTGTACTACACCATCTTCCGTGTGCTGATTGCCAAGCTGGATCTGAAAACCCCAGGTCGCGAAGACACTGTTTCTGAGCAGGTTGCGCAGGGCGGTTCTGAAATGTCTGCGGCGCTGGTTCAGGCTTTCGGCGGTAAAGAAAACATCACCAACCTGGATGCCTGCATCACCCGTCTGCGTGTTAGCGTGGCGGACGTGAGTAAGGTTGACCAGGCTGGCCTGAAAAAACTGGGTGCTGCCGGCGTAGTTGTCGCAGGCTCTGGTGTTCAGGCTATCTTTGGTACCAAATCTGATAACCTGAAAACGGATATGGACGAGTACATCCGTAACCATTAATTCAGGCAGGGGAGTTTTGAGGGAGGCGAAAGCCTCCCTTTTTTATTGGTTTTTATATTGATTTATAAGTATTTTTAATTTTAAGTGTCCACATTAAGACCACAGTTAAACACTATGAGACAAATGCCCACCTCGGCGGGCACCCTGATTAGCCAAAGATCAGTGAAGTTTGCCCGCTGCTTTTGGGGTGAGGCTGGACGGGATCCACGGTTTGCGGTTGGGAAATCATGCGGGTAAAAGTTTCATGACTTACGAATGTGCCCCCACAATTGATGTTGGTGCACTGGTTGTAACGTTCTTTGGTGGTTGAGGTGATATAGCTTGATGAGCGGGTGTGCGCGGCCTGGCCGCAAAGCGGGCAATGCATCATGGCGGGGTTCTCCGAGATGCCCTGACTATGGTCAGTATTGCTAATAATTATGCACAATTACTGCTATTTTGCATCACTCTATTTCCAGATCATCAATCTTGACCTCCAAATCGAGGGCGGTAGTAAAACCGCTGTTGTTCAGTGAGTGAGTCACTTTAACCAACGTCCAGTTGGCCTCATCGATCTCTTTTTTGAAACCTGAAACAGTGACCGGTGCTTCCGGGTAAATGTCTGCACGTCCACGCGCAAGCTGAATAGAGAAGGTTGCTACACCACGCTGTATACGTTCCCAATTTGCCTTGGCCGCGCGTTGTGCATTGTATTTTGATGCGTAGGTATGACGCAGTACCAACACGTTTTCATCACTGCCGATCAGGTATTCCCCCTGTTTCTCATCGACAACCACAGGTTTCTTTACCCGACGGCGTTTAACCTTCACCTGTTCGCTTTTCGCAGTGCGGGTATTCAGCCAGTTGGCCAAAACGCCGGTATAAGCTCCCCTATCGGTTAGCGTGAATTGATGGCTATCACCTGACTGACGATTAATGAGGATTGCCGGAATCGGTTTCCCCCCGGCGGTCATATTTTGACCCTGTTTAAAAAACAGCAGATTGCCGTTTTTTATTGCTGCCACTGCGCCATTCTCTTTTGCCAGTCGGGTGATAAAACTCCCGTCCGATTCGGTAGTTTGGTCGATATGTCCGATCTGAATGTCTGCCACATTCTTATTGATGACCGCCGCCAGCTTATTGAGGCTGGCAATGGTTCGGACAATGTCCCCTATGGTTTTTTTATGATAAGAGGCATCGCGCTGCACGTTCAATGTTTGCCGAAAATCAGCACTTCGGGCTGTTATGGTCAATACGTCAGGCGTGCCAGCATGCCCAATTTCATCAACGACAAACGTCCCTTTATCGATAACTCCGGTATCTTTCCAGCCAAGTGCAACAGCCAGGCTGACGCCACGGCGGGGCAGCTTTAAATTGCCTTCGCTATCGTCCAGTTCAATATTGATCTGGTCAGCTTCAAAACCTCGGTTATCCGTTAGCGTCAGGCTGATTAATTTCTCTCTCACCTTTCCGGTGATGTCGATACCCTCAATTGTAAGCGAGTAAGCCGGGGTATTATCGCCGCCGAGTTTGTCCAACGTATCGATCAGGCTCATGACAGGAACCCGCCGACGGTATCGGAAACCTGCTCGGCCAAGTCTTCAAATTGCTGAGACAAATCGCCGAACATGTCTTTTAACCCTTCATCCGTGCGCTTGAGCGTGATAGTGAACTCAATACGACGGGCGGAGCCATCCGCAAAGAATACAGTTTTGGTGCGGCTCAGGCTTTCGATCACGAACATGCCATGTATTGCGCCGCTTCCCTCAATCAATGACCAGGCCTTGCCAGTTTCCGCCATTAATTGGATAGCCATCAGGGAAACCCTACCCCCGGTTAATGCCGGCAGCAAAACGCCGCTCAGTGTGATGGTTTCATCATCCGGCCCCAGGAACTGGCTTTGCGGGCGAAGTCCGACGCGGCTATTGGTCGGATGCCGCCACGCCATCTGGTGTTGAAACTCCTGGTATGGAACGGTTTGCAGCATGAACACGAACATGCCTAATGCCATCATCATAATTATCGTCCTCACTCGATATCGTTAAAACTGCTGTTCGCCCTGGATCTTGCTTGCCGTTCCCGTGCATCCAGTTGTCGCGCGACTTCCCGCGCAATGTCCTGGGGGTTGTGGTGGGCCTGAGCGATAATCTGAATAGGGGCGTGAATATCAATGTAGGTATCACCACCCTGGTGATGCGATGAAGTGGCTCCGCGCGGGTACTGGCTTCCTGGCAGACTGTAGGGATGTAAGGGGGCGTCCGCAGCGGTGGCAGGGTCACCCATAAATAACGCAGCGACTGCCGCCATGGCGGCGGTATTTTTGCGACTGGTGACATTCGCCGGCCCGTTGACAATTTCCGGGCCATACTCGCCCACCACGCCAAATTTCCCTAAAGGGATCCTGCCGCCGCTGTCATGTTCACCGGTGTAACGACGCCGTATGGCATCAGCAGAATTACCTTGCGGGCCTGGCGTCATGACCACACCGGCCCGGCGGGCAGCATCGGCAACGTCTGGGTTTGTCTGTGCTAATAGACGGGTTTTATCCGATTTGGTTTTAACTTCATCCAGCTTGTCTAAAACCCACTTAATTGAATCTGTGAGAAGTTTCAGCGGGGTAAGCGCTAATTCAATGCCGCCGGCCAGAAACTCACCGAACTTTTTCCCCGCTGATGCCGCGCCATCCAAATCTTCTTTTGTCGACTTTATTGGCGTGAGCAGGTCGGTAAACCAGCCCCACAGCGCTTTAACTTTGTCACCAATCCAGGTGAATACTGGCATCAGTGGCGCAAAGGCGTCTTTGATGGGGGCTGCCGCAGTTTTGAACCCATCAACTACACCGCCCAGGAAAGCTTTGATGGGTTTCCAATATTTATAAATCAGCAGGCCTGCACCGACGACAGCGGCAGTGATCAGCCCAAGCGGGCTAACCAAAATACCGAACATGCTACCCAGGCCGCCCAGGGCAAAACGCAGGAACCGCAACGGGGACGTAGCCAGCCAGGCAAAGACGCGACCAATGCCTTTAATCCCTTTGGTTGCAGTCTGTAGCGGTGATGATGCGAAAGACGCGACGGCGCGCCCAGCGCTGCCAAGGTGCTGTTTAGAAAAGGTCAGTGCATTCTTTCCCGCTTCCAGCAGTGAACGGCTGAAACTACCGACTTGCCTGGTAGTGATCGGGGTGGTGCTGGCAAATTTCAGCATGCTAAGTGACAGGTTGGGCAGCAGACGGATCCCCAACATGCGTGTGCTGAATCGGAGTAGGGCGAACGGCCCCAACAGACCGACAACGGCGATGGCCAGCGTACCGAAAACGGTGGTTGAAATGGCAGCGGCTGCGCCAATCTTGACGATGGCGGCGCTGACTTTCGGGTGTTCTTTCAGGAACTCCGCGACACCGTGTAAAAAGTTGCTGATGCCTTTTGCTGTTTTGCGCAGCCAGGCGTCATTTTTTTCAAATAATTCAACGCTGATATTTTCCAGAGCGGCATGTAACATCGTCATGTCGCCTTTCATGTTATCCAGCATGGTATTGGAAACCCGCCGGGCCTCCCAGTCGTACTCACCTGGCGCGCCGCGCATCTGTTGCAGCTTGCCGTCTGACACTGCTCGCATCAGCTCACCAAATCCGGTGACGGCATACATGCCGGCAATGTCTTTAAAAATCTTGCCGCGATCGACGTTCCCCATTTTTGACGTTTTTTTGTCGATGTCTTTTAGGATATCGACCAAATCACGCATGTTGCCGTCTCTATCTTTGGTTGTTACGCCCAGCTTTTTAACCGTGGGGCTGTTACCGATACGGCTTAGAATGGCACGCATCGCTGTACCCGCCTGGCTCCCCTGAATGCCGGCATTACCCATGATCGCCGTGGCAGCGGATACGGTTTCCAGGCTTTGCCCGTACTCACGGCCCACACCGGCGGAATATTTCAGTGATTCGCCCAGCATGGGAATATCAACGTTGTTACGGGTAAACAGGGCGGTGAGCACGTCGGCCACCCTGTCCATCTTTTCCGCAGGGATCCCCATGGCGGTTTGGATGTTTGACGCAATATCGGCGGTGGTGCCAAGGTCAATGTCACCGGCAGCGGCCAGATTCAACATCCCTGGCATCGCTTTTAAAACTTGCTGGGGTGAATAGCCGGTTCTGCCAAGGAAATATTGCCCCTCGGCCACCTGGAGATCGGTGAATTTTGACGATAGCGGCAAGGTTCGCGCCTGGTGCCGCAATGACTGCATTTGCGGATCGGCTTTGGTTGGGATGCGCGTCACTGCCTGGGTTTTACTCATCATCGCATCGAAGTCATAGCCCACATGCAGGGCGTCAACCAGTCCACGGCCCATGGCGCGCCCGGTGGCCATTGACGTATAGCCCACCCCGGCGGCCATCACTTTGCGCTGATTGCTTTCATCAAGCTGGTGGCGCGCGGCATTCAGCCGCTTTTGCTGCTGTGCCTGCTGGTCTAATCGTTTCTGCTGTGCGGCTAATGCACTCGTCACCCTGGTGATGTTTGACCGCAGAGAACGCTGAGCCTCGCCCAATCGATTTGTTGCCACGCCGCTGTTTTGCAGGGCGGTGCGCTGGTTTTGCAGTGAAAGACGCAGATCTGCGAATTTCTGTTGAAGTTTGGCCGCTTCTTCCCTGGCTTTCTGAAATTGGCGGGCCTGCTTGGCGGTCGGGCCGTCAGTGGATTTCAATGCAATGGCCAGATCGCGCGCTTTATCGCGGGCCGTGTTCAGCGCCTGCGCGGCGGCGGCAACCTGGTTTTTTGTCTTGCGGAAACCGTCAATTTTCCCGGCTTGAGTATCAAGCTGTTTTAACTGGTCTTTTGTGGCTTTAACCGACGCGGCCAGCGCTTTATTGCTGGCCTGCATGGATTTAAACGGGCGGGTGATTTTATCGACCGCACTCAGTAAAACCTGCAACCGGAGGTTTTTGTCACTCATCACTTGCCCCGCTGCGGATAATGGCTTTGTGCCGCCATTCCAACAGCTCGGCCAGCGGCATCAGGTCGGTAACGGTTGGCGGCCAGTGGAAGACGGCGGCAATGTCCGCCGTCAGGTCTTCAACGGTTAGCTGTTCAGGAAATCGGATCTGACCGAACTCGGTAAGAAAAAAAGTGCCAGCGCTTGAGACAACTGATACAGGTCTGCCGGATCCAGACTGGCCACTTCGTTAGCCGTCAGGGTCGGGGAAGTGATACGCGGCAACACGGTGATCAGTGAATTGACGTCGGTTTCAATCAGCTCCTGCAAACGGGTACCACGCAGCGCGCCGGCGTTTGGCTTGTTGACGGTCACTTCGGTGATTTTTGTGGTGCCGCGCAGGACAGGAACGTCCAGGATCACCGGTTTGTTCAGCAATTCGGTAACGGTATTGCCCTGGCCATCATCAATTTCAGTGTTTACCGTTTTATCGTTTTTCATTGTTTAACCTTCATTTTGTCTGGTTTACCGGCCCCTCGAGCGGGGCCATGGAGCATTAATGCATGTAGGCAGGGTGGTTACAGACCGATAGCGCGACGGTGTTCCGCCAGGCGGTCGACGCCATCAACGATTTCGATCATGTTCACCACGTCGATTTCAAGCAGAACAGCGCCGTCCATTGTCAGCTTGTAATAGGTGTTCTTGGCGCTGAGTTTGGTTTGCGTGTTGTCGCCCTGTTTGTAGTTGCCGAAGTCAAACTCGGAAAAACGACCGCGCATAACCACTTCCACGGCGACAATTTCACCGGTGTCGTCGCGCTGGAAAGAGCCAACAAAACGCAGCAGTACGCCATCAACCTTGGCGATCCCCCACTGCTTATAAAGCTGGGCCTCAATACCCCCCAGGGTGATTTCTGCGTCCAGCGCACTATCATCGATCCCCAGATCAACGCCGGCGCTGCCGTTCATGCCGCCGCCGCGATACTGCTCAAGCTTTCGCGTCAGCTTCGGCAGGGTGATTTCTTCAACGACGCCCTGATAGTTGTTGGCGTCGTTGAATAAGTTCAGGAATTTCAGTTTGCGTGGTAAGGCCATCGCGTCCCCCTTAGCTGTTCACGTTCTGAGTGAAATTCATCAGATACTGGTCGGTGATACGCTGGCGCAGCAGCAGGTTTTCCAGCGGCGGCACGGGCGTGTAGTTGTAGTCCAGGATCAGCTTGCCCGCCTTCAACGTGTCTTTATCGTTGGCCGCATCATCCATCCAGCAATCGCCGTCGATAATGTAGCCGCCGGATTTCAGCTCACGGAATTTGGCCTTGATGCCTTCGATAATGTCTTTGGCCAGGGAAGGGTGCATCGGCTGATCAACGGCCCACATTTGCGCTTCGGCCATGGTGTCCGCCAATACCTGCGCGGTGCGTGTGTAGTTCTCAAACTGGAACAGCGGATCATCTGAGCAGGTGCGGGAACCCCAGAAACGGAATCCATCTTTGCGGATCAGGGTGGTGACGTCGTTTTGGTTCAGAAGATTGGCGTCGGTGGCCGTATCCTGCAAATCCCAATATACGTCGGCGCTGATGCCGGTCACGCCATTGACGCCGACGTTTGACAGGGTTTTGTGCCAGCCTGTTTGCTCATCAATCTTGGCGCGTAAACCTAGCGCGCGGGCCGTGGCGTAGGCTGTTGCCGATGCGTTGGTCACGCTATCCCAACTCAGGAAGTCTGGCCAGATCAGCATGGCTTCACGCTGGCTGAAATTTTTACGGTAATCGATGGCTTCGGCAACGGTTTTACAGCCGTAGGCGCTCAGGTACGCGAAGCCGCGCAGGCTTTGCGCGATAGCCAGTAATTCGGAGGCTACAGCCTCATTATCATGACCAGGTACACCCAGAATGCGGGGTTTTACGCCAAGCTGGCTTTGTGCGGCCAACAGGGCTTTCATGCCGGTTTTTTTACCCTCGGTGGTCACGCCGCCGATGATGTTGGTGGTGGTTTCTGCTTCGGTATCGCCCTGGGCAACACGCACGACTACAGTCACAGGTTTTGTCTGGTCTGAGATCGCATCGAGTGAGCGAGCCAGAGTACCGGATTCGCCGGCTTTACCGCTGGCGGTCAATACGTCGGTGAGCAATACGGGCGTGTTTAACGGGAATGTTTTCGCGTCGGCATCATCACCGGTACAGACCAGCCCAACAATGGCCGTGCTGACGGTGGTAATGGTGCGGGTGCCTTCGTTGATTTCCTGCACACGCACGCCGTGGTGATAGTCTTGAGCCATTAGGTGGATCTCCTGTAACGGTGTTCCCCAATGGTGTCTGCGGCAGGTGATTAATGCATGTGGTGGGCTTTGTGTGAGGGATGGCACAAGGTGCGCGCTTACGTGGAGGGAATGCATAACAATGACGGCGTTAAACGAAAAATGAAAGCCCCGAGCGAGGCTTATGTCTATTAGTTCAGAGCTGATCTGACACAGCTATGACACAGAGCCAAGCCCAATCTGACGGGTAGCTCTGTGCCAAAAGCAGACATTAATGATTGTACTAGCAAAAAATTAGCTAGGTATCGTTGGGTTATTTGCATTTAGGATTTATGCGGCTAAAATATGGCTCAGATTTTATAATGGTTCTTTGTTGAACGGCACAAAATCTAAGCTATAGATCGTCGATACTTACAGTTGCTCAGACGGGTCTCTATCCGCTGGGGTAGCTTCTAGCTTACTTGAACTGAATAATATGTTTAAACCTTTTATGTGCGAGTGAAAAATACAATGTTCAATTTTAATCTCCACTTTATGAAGGTGAAATTATTGAAAATGCCAAAGGCATTGGTAAATGGACTGATTTCGATATTTATAATTTGGAGAGACTAATCTCATGCTGTTAATGCATCCTTCTTAGGTGGAAAGAATAAATCGTATTAAACTTGGTGGTTAATGTGAATTGGTTGGGAATTTTTATATAAAAGGTGATTTATGAAAATATTTATTAGCTGGTCAGGAACTGATAGCCTTCAAATAGCGAAAATATTAAGGGATTGGATCCCAAATGTAATCCAGGCCGTGAAGCCATATGTTTCCGCTGAGGATATTGATAAAGGGACTCGTTGGGCTGCTGATATATCAAAAGAACTTGATGACTCTTTGTATGGAATAATTTGCCTAACAAAAAATAATATATCTGCCCCTTGGATAAATTTCGAGGCTGGAGCATTAAGCAAGAAGGTTGATAAAAGTAAATTAAGCCCATTTCTTTTTAAAATTAAACCATCGGAAGTTACTGGCCCTATTCTCCAATTTCAACACACTCGGTCAGATGATAAAGAAGATATTTTAAAACTACTTTCCTCTATAAATAAGCAAGGTGATTTTTTAACTAGTGAGCGTTTGGCTAATTCCTTTGAACAATGGTGGCCAACGTTAAGTTCTGAGCTTTCAAAGATCGAAGAACCAGAAACCGAAACAAAAGAAGCGACAAAAGCCTCTAAAGGCAGTTCAAATATAGAAATACAAAATATATCTCATATAGTTGAAAGTTTACTAGATCTAAGTAGAACGAATCATCAACTTCTTAGGAATCCTGAAGTATTATTACCTGAAGATTACGTTAGGAAAGTATTAGGGACAGATACAGTTAGAGACCTGCATTTGGATAATGTTACTTCTGACTTGGTTGAGTCTTTTGATAATTTATCCCGATTAAGACGTCGGATGCTTCGAGGCCAAGTTGATGAAAGAAATATCAATACCTATCTCGAAGATCTCGAGTCAATAATAGATGGCTTTTCTAAGCCTGTTGAATATATGAACAGAAAATTTTTGGCATTAGATACATCAACGGCAAGGCCGAACCGTGCTCGACGACGTCAGCTTAATCTGATAGATGAGTTTAATGACAATAATAGAAACTAGTTTTTGTATTAGAATTATTATATAAAACCCCTCTGGCAAGGAGGGTTTTTATCTATTCCGTACCAGTATTGCCTCTCAGAATTATGAAACTATGACTTGCTTCCCGCTAATATTGATATGTGGTCATTAGTATTAAACTTCCCAGAAGTTAGATGTCCATGTCTGCTTCCGCTCAAAGCCGACTGTCAGATAAGATTGTGTTCTATCCGCAGAAATTGTCAGTTCAGGTCTGAGCTAATACAGCTTATGCCACACGGTGCCACAGCATTTGCAGCTTGTGACGCTCAACGATGCCGATCGCCTGTCCTTGGCCCAGCGCGTCAGTTTTCCCCGAAACGGGGTGGCTGTGCGGGCCTAATTCCATTTCGTGATCGTGTTCGCCGGCTTCGTCCGTGTCGCCTTCCTGATAAGGGTCGAAGAATACCCGATTGTTACCGCCCAACTCATAATCACTGTTGCGTTTAGGTACGCCATGATGAGCGTGCTTACCACCGAGTTTGGTGCGCTTCGTCCCAAGGTCGATATCTTGTGCCGTCCCAGATACGCTGATTTCTTCTGCCGGCAGATTTGCACGCGCAATTGTCACGGTGTCGCTGCCACCCAGGGTGCCAACATCGGAGCCGTCTGCTTTCGCCGTTCTGATCGTCAGGTGTTCGCCAGCATACTCCCATGTTGACCACGGCCAACGTTCATTGGGATTTAAGTTCTGGTTGAACAGGCGAGAAGATCCGACCGGGTTATCCAGCTCCCATGCCTGTCTCACTGCTGCTTCGATTGCTTCTTTGATTGCAGCTTTGATAGCTGCCGGTGTGGCGGCTAGTTCTTCGCTATCGCTGTCCGTGGCGTTGCTCAACTGTGTAAAGCCTTTCTCTGTCAGCGTTGCGTTCGGGTGGTTGCGTGATTGCTCATGGTCTGATAGTTGGTCATCGGTATAGTCTTTGACCTTTTCTTCCAATGCATTGACGTCCTCTACCGTTGCCAGAATAACCGACGGATCAGCAATCAGTTCCACTGCCGCTGTGCTGCTGACTTTCAACTGCATCCTGATGATTTGGAAGCGGCCCGAACCCTCAGCCAGTAATGGCTTATAGGTTTCCGGCATGTTGCCAACGGCGATGCATTCGCCATCCTCGGCGTATAGCGCCAACTCGCGAAGCCAGAAACCGCCGATCTGCGGCGGCATGATCATTTCCGCTTCGATAACACTGGTGTCACTGTCAGCGATCACCAGCTTATTCAGTTCAGCCCGATATTGCTCGCTGACGAGTCTGGTATTGGTAGCACTCGGCTGCGGTAGCCGTCCGCCACCGTCGCCGACGGCCATCTCTTTAATCGCTATTGGTGTGCCCGTGGCGGCGGCGTTTGCCAGCCGTTCTGCGCCAGCATCGGTGATCACTGCGCTGTATTTTTTATCGTTCACGCTCAGGCCTCCATTATCCAGTTGTTTTCTCACGATTCATTAAATGGAGATCCCGCGGCGGCTGTAATATCCCTTGAAATACAGGTAAATCTGCATCAATTCTTCATCGCTCAGTACGCGATCAAAAATCAGGTCTGCATATTGGAGATGCTTTGGTGAACCCTCAACACGACTTTGGCCGATGAAATAAGTGAGCGCAGGGTTTGCGAAAGAGGTTATCGGTAAGCCAGGTGCTGAAACTTTTGCTTTTGCGTTGGTCAAATCACCAAGGTGCAGAGCGTTACCCAGATCTCTGCCATAGAAAAATGCCGGACTGCGGTAAGTGCTCAGGGTATTGAGGCTTGTGCTGTATGCATTGCTCCATGGACTGCCATCCGCGTCGGTTCCTTTATAATGTGAATACATAAAAAGCGTCGATGGTGGAGGCCCTGCGGTTAACAGCGACTTACCCGCATCAACGCTACCTTTGAAGCTCGAAATCAAAAAGCAGCGACCAGTTTGCGTTGAGTCGGTATTGGTGGCGATTGAAATCAGCGTCGCTTTCTCGCTAGTCGGTACGCGGGTATCCAAATAATTGTTGGTCGAAAATTCGAAAGCCTCGCCTTTCTGCGTCGGGCTTCCGTAGGCTACTGCTGGCACGCCGCCGGGTGCGAGGTTGGCCGTGAGGTTGCCACGCCCGAAAATATTGGCGTATTTCAATCCCTCGGTGCTGAAAGGGGGATTCCAGCCGTCAGGCTTGGAAATAGAGGCACCGGCAACATTGGATTTAATGACCATGACCATAATAATTACTCTCCGATCTCGATCGGCTCACAGAATTGCACCGATGGGTTATTTAATGGGTAAGGCTTACCAACCAGTTCGGCAATATTTTCATCAGCAGCTTGGTTGGAATCTGGGTGATATTCGTAGTTCGCCAACGAGGCGAAGCCGTCACTGTCAAAAACGTTCCCGTTTCCGTTGTGGGTGGTTTTATCTCCGTACCAGAGCTTGGCGGCTCCTGCCGGCACGCTGGCCAGAGTGATCTTGATGATGGTATCGGCCACAATTTCCACTGACTCGATAGGGATAGCCCCAGCGCTGTCAGTGACACGGAAACCTTTGTCCGCGTATATCGTTGGCACTCGGCCCACATAGGATGGGCGGAATTGCAGCGGCGGGCTGGGTACATGATAAAGCACATAGATGGCTCGCCCGATGCGAATGATCTTGATGGGGCCGAGCGCCTCCCAGCCCTGGCCCTCGTTGATAACGCGGTGCATCACCTTGGCAAATTGCATATCCATCCAACGATAGCCATTACTTGTGAGGTGTCCGCCCTTGTCCGGGAACGGGTAAGCCGGCGTAACCAGGTAGGCGTTGGCGTTTTCTTTGCAGAACTCCCATTGCGCCATGCCGATCCCCAGCTCGTAGGTATCAACGGTATAACCCCCGCCGGTCTGGTACATAAAGATGGCTGGGGGGGATTTTTGCCCGGCAATGCCATATGCCATGTCGTCGGTCATGTTCTTCAGTAACAGTGTGTCCAGCTTTTCGCGGTATCCGACCTTGGTTTGCACACCACCGCGCATACCGTTGTAGTTCCACTCGCCCTGGAGGAAGATAAAAGCCGCAATGGCATAGCTGACGCCCATCTGATCCGCGATGGCCTTGACCTGCTGCACCACCTGAAGGGGACGCAGATACAGTTGAGGGGTTGCATTTTTTGACAGCTCTTCGATGGTGCGTCCATTCACGCCCGTGCTTGATACAACGAAGCGCCGCGCCGGATCTCGTTCCAGGCAGTTCTTTTGCAGCCACAATTTGCGTAAGAAATTGCCCAGAGCCGCTCCACCTTCACCTTCATTTCCGGCGTTAAATGCCAATGCATTGCTTTCTGCGCCAGTGAGAACCTTAGCGCCATCCCCTGACTGAACCACCGCTTTCAGCGGCTTGAGCACGGCCTCACCAACGGGCACGAATTCAGCGGCGGTGCGGCTTTTCGGGCGCACACTGTCGCCCAGCATTAAATTATCGTAACCGTCGATGGGTTCATTACTGAGTGCCGGATGCCCCTCTTGCTGCGTACCGAGGCTTTGGCTGTAGATCAACAGGTGATTCAGTGCGGAAACCAGGCGCTGAATATCGGCGTTGTAGCGGTCGCGTACTGACTGCGAATAGGCTTTGTTCTGTGCGTCATGCGCCACTAAATCGAACTCGCTGACGCCGCTACCACCGGTGCCGATAGGGTTGCCTTCGATATCGATGCAATCCTTGAAAAAACCGTCGGCGTCCTCAAGTCTCAGCCAGGCATCCGGCGTGGTCAGCGTGGAGAACGCACCGTGCCCTTGTAGCGCACCCGGTGCAACGTCGCCCGCAGCGCTGACAATCTCAACAATAAAATCATCGATGTCCTGATAGATCACACCAGGCCGATCGCCCACATGTGTTATTTTCAGGTCATCAAGAAAAATACCCTGGGGAGAGAGCAGGCTTTTAATTGTGCCAAATGCGCCATTATCAAATAAACGCCACACCGAAAAGTAATCATCATCAACAATATCTAGCAGAAGATTGCTGATTTCCTCATTAACGTGAAAGTAATCCGTGATCTTTTTTACCAGTTCACCTGACGGTAATGTTCTTCCGGTTGGTGTGGCTTTACCGTCAATATTTTTATATTCAGCTACCCAGGCATCGGCGTTTTCAATACGTACAGAAAAACGTGCGTTTAAGGTGATACTGCCGTCATTAATTTTGGCCTGCGCTTTTTCCTCATTATCAAAAGGCTGCTCGCCAACGGATAGCCCTTCAATAGCCTGTTTTAAATATTGGGTGCGATTCGCCAACTGCTGCGGCTGGATATTAGCAACACCGTCACGACCACCTTTTACTTTATCCCCACGCTGAATTTGATAAACGCTCTCTTCCCAGCGTCCACTTTCGGTAATTTTTGTCATATTACTCCCCGGAGTAGTGATAACCGCCGCTGAAATTGGCAACGCTGTTGTATTTAATGCTGTCGTCCGGCTCGTAATCGGCAGGGTAGACAGTGACGATATCGCCGTCATGCACAGAGACGGCGGAATAAATAAAGCCGCTGACCTTCGCCGCGATACTTAATTGCGCAATGTGTCGGCTAACGGGTCTGGCATCACCGATCAACCGCTCAAGCTCACGAACAATTTCCTCCGTGATCCCGACCTCGTTCACGTCGATAGTGAGACGGAACGTGCCGCGCGGGTCGGCGACCTGCCACCATTCGGCGATTGACATTGAATAGCCCATGGCCTCAATCACGCGCCGGATGGCGGCGATCGTTCCCTTGCGGCGATGGATATAAAAGGCGTCTTTGACGGCCTTGCGCTTTTCCGCTGGCGTCCATTTCTCATCCCAGCGATCCACCGAAAAAGCCCAGGCCAGATAGGGCAGGAACTTGACCGGACAGCGGTCAGGGTTCCACAGGTCACGCAGTGGGGTATTCAGATCGCTGATGCCGGCGCAGGCTTGTGCCGCGCGTCGTTCAAGCGGGGTAGAACCGGACGGCAACAGGCTATTCATCGGAACCGCCGATCCGGATGCGGTAATCGGTACAGTTGGCCGCCTGGGTGCGGTCTAACACCACGTCAGCCAGGGGGGCCGCCAGTTCAACGCGTTGCACGCCCTGGGTATGCAGTGACGCATAGATGGCCGACAGGCGAATATCGCGGCCTAGCCGGCGTTGCTCGTTGATGTAGCCTTTAAGGCGCAGTTCAGCATCGGCCATAATGGGTTCGATGGCCGGGCCAGGGTAAACGTACAGCGTGGCGTCGATCTGGTAATTGACGATCTGGGCAGATTGCACGGTCAACCGATCAGCCACCGGGCGGACTTCCTCGTCATTCAATGCGGCACTGACGGTGGCCAACAGTTCGGGGGATGCGGTGCCGTCACCGTCGCGAGACAATACGCTGATCGTGACTTCTGCCGGGGCGGGACTGATGGCCGAAGCATCCGCGACTTTGCCGTCCGCACTTTGTGCATGGAATTCATACGCCCCGGTCGGGCCGGCGACGCTCATCCCTTCAAAGGCCGCCGGGATGCGCTGGCGGTAATCGGCGTCCGATTCCGTCACTTCCTCAACTGGCGGGATAGCTTCGTCATCTGCCGGGACGATCGTTAATCGTGGCGTGTTGTTGTTTGCACCAAGCTGTTCAAGGTCATTACCGATGGCGTAGGCCACCATGACCGCCTGCGCAGCTTCGTTGACGCGCTGGCGCAATAACATCTCCCGATAAGCTGACTCTTGCAGGATTTTGACGATCGGCTCGGATTCAAAACCCAATGTGCGGCGTACCGCCTCCCGTTCTTCTTCGGGATACAGGCTGATTAACCGCTCTTTTCGTTCGGAAAATAGCGTCTCAAAATCCAATGCCTCAATGACATTGGGGCGGGGGAGTTGGCTCAGATCAATGGTGGCCATTATTGCCCCCTGACAGGTAATGAGAACTGGATACGCCCGGCGGTGTCCGTCCGGTTGCCGACCAAATCAACCACCATTTCCCCGTCAACGCTGGAAGCGAGATTAATCGCAGTGAGGGAAATGCGGGTTTCCCAGCGCAGAACCGCGCCATAAATGGCGGCCATCATCTGGAGGTTCAGCGCGGGGTTTTGTGGCTGGTCAATCAGGGTCGATAGCTGCGAACCGTAGTCACGGCGCATGACACGACTACCAACAGGCGTGATCAAAATATCGCTGACCGATTGGCGGATGTGTTCGATCTCGCTGATAGCCTGGCCATCGTTACGGTTCATGCCGAGATACATCATGATGCTGGCCCCCCGGTGCTGCCGCCGCCGTTCTGCACGTTGCCGTGATAATGGATGTGGATGATCACGCCGTTGGAATTAAAGCTGCCGCCGGTGTGGGTGATATTTCCGTACATTTCGCCGCCGTACTTGAGCAACAGTGATCCGGCAATCAATTTATTGGTGCATTCCACGACGGGCGCATCCAGGGTGATCATCTGGCTAGCCGTCACCAGCACGACGTTGGCGGTGGCGCTGATTTTTTCAGATGCCTGAATATCGGCCTGTTTCATGCCCTTTGCCGTCAGCGTGCCGTTTTCAGGCTCGTACTCAATGACCGCGCCGTCGGGGAAGTCCAGACGAACAGCATCGGGTGACGCCGAGGCGGCGGGATACTGATCTGAAAATACGCCCGGTAGTACAAAGCCCGTGGTCAGTTCACCGAAGATGCTCAGCACGATCACCTGTTCGCCAACCGACGGGGCAGACCAAAAGCGCACGCGACCGGCACGCAGCGTCAACCAGTTCAGCCAGTCGGTTTCATTTTTCCCGATCTTCACGCGGCACAGGCCTTTGGCTGTGTCCACTTCGGAGACGGTGCCAATGCGCACAATGTTAGCCAGGAGGCGTTTTAGTTCGGCGATGGATGCTTTCATGTTGCCAGTGTGCCGCGTGCGGGCGCGTGGGGCATTTTGTGTGCTTTGTGCCAGCGATGGCACAAGGCGGTGGCGTGGTCAGTAAGGCGGGGTGATTATTTGGCGATGTGCGTCAACGCCAGATCCTTAATCCATTCAATATCGGCATCGGTGAAGCCCAGTAACTGCCGGCGCGCATAGCGCACGGTGGGGCCATCTGGGCTGACTTTATCCCGCAGGCCATAATGGTGGACGACGGATAAATTGGTCACACCAGCGGCAAACGTTACGGCGGCTTCATCGGTGTTGGATTCGGTTTTCATAAAACGTGCGGTGCGCAGCCGGGTAAACATCTTGCGGCGGATGCGTCCGTGCTTGTCCTGCCGTTTGTTTTTACGCGGTATGTACGGCGAACCGTCCGGGTTCTTCTGTTCCTGGATGTGCTTTTGCTGGCGCTGGCGCAGCTCTTTGGCCACCTGACGGGTAAATACCTGGCGGGACTGCGGGGAAAGCTGCTGGAGCAATACAGACAGCGTTTCGTCCAGCGCCTGGAAGTCGCTTAAGCTGCCCATGCTGCCACCATGCGGCCTTCCATCCAGATTTCATAACTGCTGAGGTCGCTCGGCGGTGGTGGCGGTTCATCCACATGCCTGACGTTCAGCTTGCCATTGTCCTCGCTGACGATCACACGTTCGGTCAGTTTCAGATCAATGCTGATATCCCGTGCGGCATTATTCAGGAAATCGGCTTCAAAGGTGAAGCCATCGCCGCGTTTATCCGGGTTGGCCATGATGTCGGGCTGATGGGTACGCAACCAATGCAGGATGGGCACGATCAACAGATTGGCGTCATCGGCATAGCTGGTCACGATAAGGTTGAGCGTGTACTGATACTCAAAAGACAGCGACGGGGCCAGGGTGGAGTAAATCACGCCTTTATCGATAAAAATGTGCAGGCAATCGGGATTTTGCTTCACATACTTTACGGAACCGCTCAGGGCTGCGCGAAGTGAGTCCGGTTTTAACATGTTCGCTCCTACGGTTGCGCCAGGCAGACGTTACGGATGTAGTCTTGCAAGCCCGCTATTTGGCTGCTGGCGGTTTCGATTCGACTTCTGAGGGTGAAATAATCCCGCTGAGCGGCGTCAGTAAGTCGGGGGCTGTCTGCATCAGCCAGGCCGGCGGCGGTGGCGGTTGGGCATGTGGCGCTGAGCCGCAGCCGGCGACGGCCATCGGCAACATCACGCTGCAAATCATCAATTTTACTTTTCGCATCGGTTAATTCCCGGCTTCTGTTTTCGTCTATGGCAGCAACAACATGCTGCGTCTTGTTTTGCCAATCAATCTGGCGTGTCAGCTTACCGTTGGCATCCTGCAACGTGTCACGCATCTGGCGCAGCCCCTGATTGCTGTAGAACAGAAAGGCCAACAGGCAGAGCAGGATCAGGACGATGACGGCAATCAGACGGGTCATTTTTGGCCCCAGGTGCAGACCTCAAGCTCTATATCGCGGCGGTTCATCAGGCCTTTCCACGGTTTGCCGCCGGCGTAAATCCACTGGCGAAGTCCCGCACATGCGCCGGCTGCGTCGCCTGCGTTCAGCTTGCGCAGCAGGGAGGAATGCTCGAAAGCGTAAACGCCCACGTTGTAGCTGAAACTGATCAGCGCGGCTTTTTGGTACTCCGTCGCCGGAACCTTTACCGACCGCTCAACCGAACGGGAAAAGGGGATCAGGTCTTTATCCAGCATTGTTTTGCATTGCGCCAGGCTGTAGCGTTTGCCGGGGATAATGTCGGGGCCGGTGTGGCCGTAGCAGACCGTCAACACGCCCGTGACGTCACGATAAGGCTCAAGCCTGATGCCTTCCAGCTCAGGGATCATCAATGTGGCGATCGCCAGCGCGCCTGTACCGGCAGCGCCAAGCAAGCTTTTCCGCAAGGTGGATGACATCGCCATTATTCGGCCTCCTTACGGAACAGACAGCGCTTTACCGGCGGTTCGGTGATGATCCCGGCGCTTACCCCTTTTTCATAGGCTTTGGTGCGCCGCCAGTCGAAATAGGTCTGCGTGAGATAAGTGATCAGGCCCAAAATAAAACCGCCGATCACTGCAACCTGATTCCAGTCGACATGGCGGAACCAGTCGACCAGGCCGCCGGTGCAAAGTCCGCCGGCAATGCAGTAGTTAAGACCGGCGGCAAGTTTTTCCGTCATAATTTTCATTCTCCACCTCCCGTCCGCAGGGGGTTAATCCCATAATTGAAGGGTTTGCACCGATGCGGCCTGAATGATATCCGGCATGTCTACCGGGCAACCGTGGGGCAGAATTGGCCCCCAATCGACCAGGCCCGGATTGCTCAGCAATACCTGCTCGGTGACACCCTGTGTTTTTCCGTAATAGCGCTGGCACAGTGCATCAACGGTGTCACCCTGGTGCGCGTAGACCTTCATCAGATCAACTCAACCGTCATGCGCGGCAGCGACTGACAATCATTGATGGCCCAATCCGCATCGCGGCGCAGATCGTCAACGGTTGGCTCCAATGACTCTGTCCGCTTGTTGCCTGAATTGGTGGCGTCAAAGCTGCGAAAACGCTCGGTAAGGCTGGCCTGCGTCAGACAAAACACCGCACGGCGGTAAAGCTGTACGCGGGTGCTCTCATCATCCAGACGATCGGCAGGAACCTGATCCAACTCGCTATATCCTGCTCTTTGCTGCTGCTTTCGCCAGTTGGCCAGGCGATCGTTAACTTCATGGATGGCATTGCGGGCGGCTTCCAGCAGGCGCGGCTGTGTGATCGTACCGTCCTGGCGCATATCTTCCCGGTACTGTTTCAGGTCGATATCCGGCCAGAAACCCGTATTTTTAATCACGGTGCTAACCGGTGGCGCAGGGAGATGCGTCACATCAATCTCCAGATTGTTACCGGGTTTCTGGTCGCCCGGTGCGGGTTCAATCGCTATGCTGACCATGGTTTTTCTCTGTGAGTCGGGCGGTGGACGGGAGCGTTGATGCGGTTAAAACCTGTCGCGGCTCCCGTGCCGCCCTCGCCGGGGGCGATTCGTTAACTTCCTGCCTGAGTGAGTTTTTCCAGTTGCTTAATGTCAGATTTCACACCGGAATTCTCATCTTTCAGCAGGGCTTTTTTTAATGTGTCCAGGGCAAGCACGGTGTCACCGTCTTGACGCAGGGCATATCCTGCGAATTTATACAGCCGGGCCTTGACCTTGTCCGGCATATCCTGCCCTGTGAGCAACTGCTGAGCGCGGAGTAACTGCGATGTGTCCAGCGGCTTATTGGCCGTCATGCTGCGTTGTGCGGCTGCGGCCAGTTCTTCGGCAATCAGGCAGCCGGTAGAACGCTCGAAACCGTCAGGGGCAACTAAATCATGCTTGATGGCGTATTCGCCGATATTCAATGCGGTTTCCATGTCGCCCACGTCCAGCAACCAGACCAGCACACGCATCAGAATGGCGTCCTGCCTGCCTGCATCACTTTGCAGCACACCGGCGACCCACGGCATGTAAGTGGGGATCATGCTGCGTTTCATTTCCGCCTTGGTGTTGTGGGATTCAACACCGCTCAGCCTGGCCAAGTCCTGCTGCATTTTGAACAGCAACAGGTCGTAGTTGCCCAGGTGGCTCAGGCTGGCCGCTTCACTGAGTGAGGAGGACTGCTGTGCAGCGATATATTGTTTATGTCTGCGTGCTGGACTGGTCATGGATTAACCCTCCGACGGTGCCGGTGCGGCTGGTTTCAGGATCTCGATGTTTTCGATCAGTGCGGCGCATTGGTAATCTTCCACCACATAGGCCTCGTTGACCGATTCGTAGTTTTCAATGCGATCGCGCTTCGGGTTGTCGATGATATGGCGGCGGCGGGTGCCGTCCTGCCAGTAAATCGACAGGTTATCCAGACGGGTGATCAAAATGGTGTTATCCGGGAAGGAAGGGACACGCACCGCCTGCAACCCACCAATGCGTTTTTGCGAGATAATGACGTCCGCCGCCAGCATTTCGCTGTTTTCCTGCTCTTTGTTGACGATCGGGAAGTATTTATCCGCCAGCAGAGAGCGGCCCACGATGGCGACCAACTCGGTATCGTCCTGGAACCAGGCGGCGATCAACTCGTTAACGGCATCCATAACGAGGGCGTCCAGGTTGTGATAGTCGCCAGTTTTGCCGATGCGGATTTTTTCTGACACGACAGCGCCAGCCTCATCCAAAATCTTTGACATCACCTGATCCGGCGCGCCTTTGCGGATTTTTTCCAGCCAGCCAATATTCACGTCCTGCAACAGCTTGTTGACGGTGAAATCGGACGTTCTTGCACGTTTAGTTCCGTTCCAGCCGATCATGATGCGATCCAGCGCCTGACGTTTCACAATCTGGTTGCGAATTTTGACCTGGAAATCCTTGAATTTTGCCCACGAATCCAATTTTGAATACTTCAATGCGGTATCAAAGTTGGTCTGGGTACACACGTAGCCCTGTTCATCCAAACTGGTTGGATCGATGGGTTCACGGTCTTTTTCATCGGTGTTGGTGGTGCTGGCAACCGGGCGATCAATCCCCAGGCCGATTTTGTCACCGCTTTGTTCATCAACCGGGACAATATTGATTGTTTTCAGGAAACCGCTGCTTTCCTGGATTTTTTCTTCCAGGGTCTGGCTGACGGACGGCTCAACGGTGAACTTCCCCGCCACATCCAGGGCATCAATGCCGTTGATGGCGGCAATCTGGTTCACATACTTCTTGTACTGCTCACGGGTTACCTTTCTCATTTCTCTTATCCTATAAATCGGCTAGAACGGTGCTGTCACCGTCTGTAATTGGTTGCTTAACAGTCGGTTAGCTCGGCGCTTTCGCCACCCGTTGACAGTTCGCGGCGCTTGTCGCTGCGGTCGGTGGTGCTGAGTTGGGTTTCCAGACCAGAAAATGCCGTCTCGCTGGCGGTCAGCCGATCTGTCAGTTTTTGGACGGCGTCTTTCATGTCATCCAGGCTGGCAAGTTTTTCCTCGGCCTGCTGCTGCCTTTCAGCCACCAACTCCACGGCCTGATGAACATCGATAAAGCGGGCATCATCAGAGGCCTGTCGTTTGCTGAACAGGGCTTTAATGCTGGTAAGCAGGCTCGGCTTTTCGGTTTCCGGCGTTTCGAATTCGAGGGTGGTTTCTTCGGCGGCAGAGAAAAACAGGCCCTGTTGCGCCAGGTGATTTGAGCTGAATTTCATCGCTTCACTGCCGAGTGACGCAGGGTTGTCCGTGAACGCGAGGCCGGTCAGATAGGCTTTGTTGGTATCAGCGAATTTTTCGTAATACTCAATGCTGGTGAAAATCTTCTGGCGCTTGTTGTTCAACTGCACCAGGCTATCCGTCGCATCAACCTGGGCATAGAGCGCCAATTTGCCTTTCAGCGGGCCATCGCTGACTTCATCGGCGCTCAGTGACAGCACATCTCCATAAGCACAGAAGGTGCTGTCAGGAAAAATACTCAGGTAATGCTCAAGGTTGACGCGCGCCGCTTTGAACTGCTGGTTATAGGTTTCGGCCATCTCTTTGATGTGCTGGCGCTGGATCTGACGGCCATCGCTGGTTGCCCCCTCGACGGCGACACGGAAAGATTTTGAAATTGGCATTGGATAAGCCCCGATCATGTAAGCGAATTTGGCCGGTGTTGGCCATGTTTGGCTTATGGTGGCGGGGCGCTGGAATGGGGACAACGCGGCGGCCTTGTGTGATGAATGGCACAAGGTGCATTAAGGGTGTTGGTGATGGCGGGTAGGTAGCCTTTCGGCATTGAAACGTTGAATTTCAGGCTGATTGCACATGAATGCTATTACTATCAGTGCCGATTTGGATCCCCGCCGTCAAGCGATGTATCTCTACTGGCAGGGGCTGCGAGTGGCCCGCATCGCCGAGATGATCGGGGAGAAGCCCGTCACGGTACACAGTTGGAAACGCCGCGACAAGTGGGACGATTACGGCCCTCTCGACCAGATGCAAATCACGACTGCCGCCCGGTATTGCCAACTAATCTTAAAGCCGGAGAAGGAAGGGCGCGATCTCAAGGAAATTGACCTGTTGGCCCGCCAGGCGGAGCGACACGCCCGCATAGGGAAATACAACGGCGGCGGGAATGAGGCCGATCTCAACCCCAATATTGCAGCGCGCAACGCTGGCCCGCGTAAACGTACGCAGAAAAATGCCTTTACGGATGAGCAACACGCCCGGTTGAAAGAAATCTTTTTAGAACAGATGTTTGAATATCAACGCAGTTGGTATCAGGCCGGGCTGTCGAAAGAATTCCGTATCCGCAATATCCTGAAAAGTCGCCAGATCGGCGCAACCTACTATTTTGCCCGTGAAGCCCTGATCGACGCCCTGGACACGGGACGCAATCAGATGTTTGTTTCTGCCTCAAAGGCGCAGGCACACCAGTTCAAAAACTACATCATGGCCTTTGCGCAGGAGGTTGATGTTGAGCTGCGTGGTGAAACAATCATCCTGCCGAACGCGGCGGAAATGCACTTTTTGGGCACCAACTCCAACACCGCCCAGGGGCGACCAGGCAACCTGTATCTGGATGAGTATTTCTGGATCCCGGGCTTTAAGAAGCTGCGGCGGGCCGCATCGGGTATGGCATCCCAAACGCGTTATCGCTCAACGTACTTTTCCACCCCGTCCAGCATGACTCATGAAGCCTATTCATTCTGGAATGGCACGCTGTTTAACAAGGGCAAATCGAAGGATAGACGCCGGGAAATTGACGTTAGCTATAAACGCCTGGCCAGCGGTCTGCTCTGTGAAGACAAGCAATTTCGCCAGATTGTCACCATTGAGGATGCGTTACGCGGGGGCTGTGACCTGTTTGACCTCGATGAGCTGCGCGAGGAAAACAGCGATGAAGACTTTGAAAACCTGTTCATGTGCAACTTCATTGACGATACCGCGTCGGTGTTCCCGATGGGGGAAATGCAGCGCTGCATGGTCGACAGTTGGGAGCATTGGACAGATGTTAAACCCTTTGCATTGCGCCCGGTGGCGGCACGGGAGGTCTGGATCGGTTATGACCCGGCCAGTTCTGAAAACGGCGACAGCGCCGGTTGTGCGGTTATCCTGCCGCCGCTGATTGCTGGCGGCAAGTTCCGCGTGCTGGAGCGCCATCAGTGGCGCGGAATGGATTTTTCCGCCCAGGCCAAAAATATCAAGGCGCTGACTGAGCGCTACAACGTGACTTATATCGGGATTGATAACACTGGCCTTGGCCGTGCGGTGTCGCAACTGGTGCGCCAATTCTTCCCGGCGGTTAACGCCATCAACTACAGCCTTGAAATGAAAACCGACCTTGTACTGAAAGCCCGCGATGTGATCCGCTCTGGCCGCCTGGAGTTTGACGCCGGTGCGCTGGATATCGCCCAGGCGTTTATGTCCATCCGCAAACAGATGACCGCAACGGGCCGGCGGGCAACCTATGTCACCAGTCGCGCCGAAGGCGTCAGCCACGGTGACGTAGCCTGGGCGGTAATGCACGCCTTATTCAATGAACCGCTCGAAGGGGCAACCGGTAGCAATACAGGTTTTATGGAGATTTTTTAAATGAGTAAACGCAACCGGGGCCACAAAAATACCCAGCCGATCACGCAGAAACAAAGCGGCGCACAGCATGTTGAGGCCTTCACCTTCGGCGACCCGATCCCGATGCTGGATCGTCGTGAAATCCTGGACTATCTGGAATGCAGCATTGTTGACCGTTGGTATGAGCCGCCGATCTCTTTCAGTGGCCTTGCGAAAACGTTCCGCGCAGCAGTGCATCACAGTTCACCGATCACCATGAAGCGCAATATTTTGGTGAGCATGTTCAAGCCTCACCGGCTACTGTCAAAGCAGGATTTTAGCCGCTATGCGCAGGATTTTATGGTGTTTGGCAACAGTTTTATTGAGGGGCGCTATAACCGGTTGGGCGGCCTGATGAAGCTGGCCCCCAGCCTGGCGAAATACACCCGCCGTGGTGTTGAAACTGACTCTTACTGGTTCGTGCAATCATGGATGGAGCCGCATCAGTTTGCGGAGGGTTCTATTTTCCACCTGCTGGATCCTGACATTAACCAGGAGATTTACGGCGTTCCCGAATACCTTTCCTCGCTTAACTCCATCTGGCTTAACGAGGCGGCGACGCTGTTCCGCCGGAAATACTACCTTAACGGCAGTCATGCCGGGTTTATCCTGTACATGAACGATGCGGCGCATAAGCAGGAGGATATTGATAACCTGCGTAAAGCGCTGAAAGAGTCAAAAGGGCCGGGTAACTTCCGCAACCTGTTTATGTACGCCCCAGGCGGTAAGCCGGACGGGTTACAACTGATCCCTCTGGCCGAAGTCGCGGCAAAGGACGAGTTTTTGAACATCAAAAACGTCACCCGTGATGATCAGCTTGCGGCCCAGCGCACGCCGCCGCAACTGATGGGGATTTTACCGAATAACACCGGTGGCTTTGGTGATGTAGAGAAGGCTGCACGGGTGTTTGCCATTAACGAGCTGGCTCCGCTGCAAGAGCGGCTGTGTGAGCTAAACGAGTGGGCAGGGGAAGAGGTGATCAGCTTCAAGCCTTATGAATTGCTGAAGAAGGACACATAATCATTCGGTTTAGTGAGTGTACAGAACCATATTTGATCTAGCACTCTCTATGTTCTGAGCTAAAACTAATCTCTAACAGTCGCCTTTGTGTTGCGAGTTCAATTAGCTGAATCGCAATGATACAGCTAGGTCATTCTAAGATCGTCAAAGTTTGTTTGTTAACTAAATGGCAATTCTGATAGCCCCCAGTAGTAGGAGGCTATCAGGAACTATTTCTCAGGCTTGGAAGTCTTCTTTTTTTTAGGTGCGTTAGCCTTTTCGAAAGCCGTTTTGGCTACTGTGAAATAGCTGGCGGGTAAAGTCCCCATACGAGGCGTTCTTGGGATAGGTCCGCCGGGACGCTGGGGAGCGACTGAGAAATACTCAGAATTATAAGGTAATTGGACGGTGTGGCCCATATCGAATTTCGTCGTCAAAGCTAGGCCCGTTTGTTCAAAATCATCGTCATTAACGCTGATAAGGAACTCCGTCGAGTAGATCTTGTCAGTTTTTGAAGTTGTGGCATATGCGACAAAAACCACATTTTCCTCAGGTGAGGAACGGATCACGAGCGCCGGGCGTGGTTTTGGGCTTGGCCCAGGGATTCCATGATCAGGGAATCGGCTCCAGACAATGGACCCAGCAGTAGCAAGTGGAAAAATTTCAATTTGTTGTGGTTCTTTCTCTTCGGCCATCATTAACTCCGTCAGAATAGTCTATTTGTAAACCTCTCCTCCGGTATGTCATTAGCGGGACTAGTCTCGCGTAGATACTGGATTTGAGCACCTGTTAAAGCCGCATCATCCGGTTCGTAGTACGGCAAACGTGTGTTTGCGAACAAACGAAGTGCGAGATGTAAGACTTCGGTTTTGCTCAGGCCCGTTTCATCGATCAGCTGCTTCAGTGTGTTTGCGCTGATTCCAGTTGGGGTGTCCTGGCTTCTCAGTCTGAATAAGAAGCTGTCTGCTTGTTTTTCAGTGGTGAGATTCATGTTTAATTCCTATACGATTTCTCTTTTATATAGATTTCAGTGAGTTATATATCAGTTGGAAAAGAGTTAAAACGTCTGATATTAACGTGTACACTGAATTAACATCTGCATTGCGCAGTTGCTCATATTTAAGTCGAGACCAGTTAATTCAATCTCGTCGATCCCACGCGTTGCGCGTAAGATATGGCTCCCTTATGGGGTTAAGTTCATCTTCGCATGATGGTCTCCTATAGTAGTTGGGTGTAGATTCTTATCATTCATTGAGTATATCTATTTGATATCACCCTTGTCAAGGAAGATATCAAATAGATATCACCCCCATATCTAAATTGTCATCCAATCCATCGCTAGAAAATTTGGTATCGGTGGCATACCGGTCACTGACTTTAGTGCTAGAACTGTGTGCTAAGGGCAACCAGTCCACGTTGTGATAATTTGCAAGTGAGACGATGGTTTTAGCCGTGAAGCGTAAAATTCCAATGCAGGTGCATCACCATGCGTGACCTGTCACACGAATGTTGAAAATAAAATTGTGACGTGGCAGGGTAGTTGTGCATCATCTGACATTTCCTGTGCAGGGATTCTTATCTAAAGCGTATTTTTTATCGAGATCGATCCGGATTTTAAATAAAAAATATTGCATACACTAAGTGCAACAATCCGCATACTTTCTTGCATACCCAATCATTCTTCTAAGCCATAGCCGCAAGACTTTGAAGCATTTTTACGACTGCATAAAAAGTGAATTATCAAGTATGTAGCGCGGGGGCGGGGGGGACGGCACGGATTAGGGGATCGACAGGGATCGTCCCTTCTGTCCTACACCCCATAAGGTAGCCTCTGTTGCATGGTTGTATTTCTGCAAGGCGAACGAATTTACGACGCGAACGAGGATATAAATAAAAACGCGTCACTACAGGCGTAGTGGTGCTTTTGTGGTGACTACTTTTGCAGTGGGTTGGCAGCATTTGTATCTCCCCCTATCTTTCATGATGTGAACGGTACTTTGTTGCTGGCTTAGCGTGATACTGTGAGCACATACTATCCTTGTCCCTCATTCTCTTACTGTTTGATGCATCTGAATGCAATCAAACGCTTCATTTATCTTTTCAATTTATTGAATTTATTTGTATTTTAGATGTAAAATTATTCATGGTTACCATCCCATCACAAATTTTTTATGAGGTGGTTTAATGTTTACCTTAAAAGCAAGACGGCTTTGGTAAAAAATAATGAAAAACATCCAGTTTAACCTGAAAAATGAAATAGAAAGGCTCTGCCTAGATCAACTTGTTAAAGCTCAATTTAAAATACCAAATAATAATAGCCTTCCTTTGATATGTCTTTTGTTAAACATTAAGAGAAAGTTAATCGAACAAAGGCCACGGCTTGTCCATTTGCCAAATAAATTCAATGTGCCAATTAAAGATATAAATGGAATGCAAATACTAATTAACAAGATGTCACGGGGGGTGGATATTAATCCATACCAAAGTACACATCTTCACAGAATAAATTTCCATGATGGACTTCTAAATGATTTTGGCCTTTATCACTTCCATTTAGGTGAGGGGAATTACAAAACAGGCAAGAATAAAAGGTATATCAAAAGAACAGGGCATATACTCATTGCAAAAGTCGACGAAAATGATATTTATGTGGTTGGAGTTTTTAAACATGGAAAGGAAGAGGCTGATCTAATATTTACGGATAGTCAATTGTTAGAGCTACTATATGATAATTGGCCACATGTTTTAGAAAAATATATGTTAAAAAATGTCACGGGTCATTCTTTATCACCTCTGGAAAGATACAACTTACGCTCAAATGGCGCTAATGCATGTATTAGTTTAAAAGATGGGACAGTCATCATGTCTCCTGGTGGGGGAATGATGGCAAACCAACTTAGTTCTGACGTATATATGGAATATATCCATTTGCAGAGAAACTTAGATGAACTCAAGACATGTCTTTTCGAAAGTGTCTATGATCGTCTTCCTGATAACATATCATTTAAAATGATAAGTTTTGGACACAATGAATTGAGTTTGTTCTCAGAGGGCAATTGTTATTTTATAAAAATACAACGTTTCGACGACGGAATGAAAGTGTCTTGTTTTTATCCAGGTTATGGGCCACTTTACAGTCACGGATTTATAAATAAGCCATTATCAAAACTTTCTGAGTCAATTATGTGTGAAACAGCAGGTTTTGCTAAAATAAACTTCCTTTGTCCATTCCCAACAATAATCATTGGAAATAAAAAGCAATGAGAGACCTCAATGGTTTCTGTTTTTTTTGCACAGTAGCCATTGAGGAGGTGGTATTATATTTTAATTCTTATGTGTAGATGATTTTTCGGTATGGTTATGTGTTTAAGCAGAATGAATTTATAACGTTGACAGCATCAACTTTTTATAACCCGCGGTCTGCCAACACTGTGAATCTCCCTGCATGCAACATCCACCCAGCTCGCCAGGCAAAGTATCCCCACACTTCCCACAACTGCTTTTCCGCAGTTCTGATAGCTGCTTATGCAGTAATTTATTGTCTTGCCTGATAAGGCCAATAAGGTATTCCGTCAGCTCATAAGGTTCCCTGGCTATCCTGCGCTGCTGGCAACCTTCCAGAATCATCGCCATTTCCTGACTGTCTACGCGCAGGGTGATCGTGGTGATGCCGTTCGCCTTATCGCGCTGGCGCTGGGCGCGTTTACGCTCTGCTGAAGTGGTCATGCTATTCCTCCGATTGCTGCTTTATGGCTTCTTTTCTCAGGTGGTCGCCAACAAGGCGTGTTTGCTCTGGTATCTGCCGATGCCATAGCGCAGTGAGTCGCGTTAGCGCGGTGGTGGTTGCCGGCGTTGATTGCTGATACAGACAACCGTCGGCCCGCGCTCTGTAGCGCTGACCGTCGATAGTGACCGTTGCGCCCTTGGCCACCGATTTCAGAATGCAGGCATCCAGACTGAAACCGATGGACTCGGCGAAGCTACCGATCTGGCGTTCCAGCTTGTTGAGTGCTCGCTTGATTGTGTGAATGCCAGCGCGGGCCGTAGTAGATGGCCGGTGATTTTCAGCCTCCTGCCCATCATCCAAACTGAAATAAGCCAGGGCGCGTTGTTCTTGTTCGTGGCGCACCTGTTCCCGCCACCGCTTATTGCTGGCCGGATCTGGCAGTATCGACCTTATTGGTGGCAGATTTAGCCCTTCGTCTGGCAATGCGAAGCCCTCGGCGACGGCCATAAATGGATTTTTCATGGGTTCTGGCGGTGCGCTGCGTATTCGCCGGAGCAACAACCGCCGTTCTTTGTCGGTTATTCGCTCAAAATCGAGGTTTTCAGGCGGTGACGATGGCTCCTGCACCTGTTTGGTTTTTAGCCTTTCCGGCTGCACCGTACAGTTATTGACAGAACTCCGAGAGGGCGCAGACGCGCCCTTAAGGTCAACGGCCAGGTCAACGGCACGGGCCGGAACGAACTTCCATTCCTTCGTGCGGGTGATAATTGGGGTATCCATCCCGACCGGTGGTGAAAACACACCCCGTATCCGGATCACGTCTTCGCCATAGTCGTTAGTGGCTTCTGCCGGCTCGTAGTAAGAGCGCACGATCAGATCGTCACGCCGGACAAAGGGGCCGCCCTGGGCGTTGACGTATTCAGCCCAGTGGCCATAATCGGCGGCATCATGTACGGCGGCAAACTCGACACTCAGGCCAAGTGCGGTTTCATGGTCAGCCATGCGGCGCAATTCGCGGTAAACCGTCACTGGTGCACCGCCGATAAACTGAAACTGTCGTATACGCCAACGGGCTGCCCAGGCTGATACTGCCGGAGCAATTTCTTTCAGCTCTTTACCGCTGTCGTCGTCCAGTTCGCCATCAAGCGCGTAACCGTCGATATTCTTTGATATGTATTTGGCGATGTAACCGGTGGCGCTGCCTTTTTCCGGATCTATGGCTTCGGCGTGGAAACGGGCTTTTCTTGAGCGTTCGCTGTAAAGCTCGTCAGTGTCTTCCGCGCAGGCATAAGCGCGCAGGATGTCGCGCACCTGGCCAACTACCTCGGGCCGCATGAATAGCAGCATATGCCAGTGAGGCGTGCCGTCACCGTGCGGCTCCGCCACACGGATCCCGAAGATACGGAACCCTTTACGATGTAGCTTGGCGCGTGCGCGTTCCCACACATTACGCAGATAGCGTTGCGTTTCGTCCGGGCTAGCTCCACACCACTTGCGATTGCGGTGGCCATGTCTGTTGGTGGCATGGAAGCGGGAAGGGGCTGTCAGGGTGTAAAACTCCCCCACGAATCCCATTTCGTTGCAGATATCCTCAAAACCACGAATGCGGTTCATTAGCTCGCATCGGCGAATGGCTGGATTTGCAACACTGTGATCGTACTTGTCGATCAGCGATATGCGGTTGCCTTCGTCGTCTTCCAGTTCCATCGATTTTAAAAATTCACGGGTGCGGCGTTTTTGCTCCCGCCAATCGCTGACAGTTGGCCGGCTGGCATAGGGCGTCGCTTTTTTGCTGACGTGGCCAATGGCAATATGCAGGTGCTCTTTCCAGCGGTCTGCATGGCGTCGCAAACGTCGCAGCCACCAATCCTCTGACATCATGCGCATGACTGCCGGTGTGGTGTTATCCACTGTCATTTTCCAGCTGGCCACCTGGTAGGTTTTCCACAGTGGCGGCTTCTGCTTAAACCTGCGGGTGAGCGCGGCGGCTCCTTTATACAACGCCATCACGCTCAATAATTCAGAAGACTGGCCAGTCTCTTCATCGACTATGCTCAGTTCTTGCCTGATGACAGCGGTAATATCTTTCGCCAACAGTTCAATATCAGCTCGCCCGGCGTCCGGCAGATGGTTAAAGCGGTGGCACAGGGCGGCATCGCTGTTGTTATCGGAAGCGCGGTATTTATCACTAACGAGATCAAGCCGTGGCAATACGCGCTCAACAAAGTTTTTCGTCAAGTACGCATTGCCCCGGCGGATACCCTGGGATTCTTCCAACTTGTTGATGTGGTAACGCACATCGCGTTGGATCAGCTGTGGTTGCTGTTCAAGCAGGAGATAAGCGTTGAGGGTGGCGGCGATCTGCTCTTCGGTCTGTTTATCGATTTCGGGCGGTCGGTTCAGCGATGGATCGATAACCGGGAGCGGTGCATTCCATGAGAATGCCCATTCAAAAGCAGGCGCGCCGCTACCAGGGTATGGCAGCGGTGGGGTGGGAGCGTGACGGCAACCGGAATTTCTAGCCATGCATGGTGGCCTGGTGCTTTATCAATGTGACGAAATTATTCATAATCATCCCGTTACGTATGCATGTAAAAGGAATGAACAGAATGCTTAATGACGTTGAAAAGTTGGACGGTGAAGGGGTTGATGCAAGATTGAAATCTTTGGAGCTAACTGTTGCAGCACAAGGCGTAATGATTACAGCCTTATTGAAAGAGTTAACATCAAAATCCCCGTCATCCATAGAGGCAATAACAGACATTGTACGAACCGGAATCTCTGATTTTACTAGACCTGAAAGTGATGAGCGGGCTGCGATCCTGCGATCTGTTAAGCAGGTGTTTGATAGTGCATTTGAGACTTCGCAAACTCTTAATTTGATCAAAGTTTCTTCCTCACGCTGATTATTTCATCCGGGCCGATCATCCTTGTAATCTCCACGAGATTTTCAGCTCGGTACTGCTTACCGTTTTGCATCATCACGAAATACTGACCCTCATTAGTTGTTGAAGGGTGGAAGTAAGCGACGTCTTTTTGTTGAACAACAAAATCGCGAGAATTACAGTTGAATGTAAAAACGCCAGTTGGCGCGGCACAGGAGTGTGTTTTCATACGGGCGTCACTCGGTACTACTCGGTTTGATTTTTTGCATCCAGCCAGCGTTAGCATCCTCATTTCGTGGTGAGGGCCTCCCCTGGAACTTCATATGCTGGGATTTGGCTTCACGTATTGCTTGGCAGTGCACGCAGGTAGTGACGCCATGAATTAGGCGTCTGCGAGGTTCGGGAATAGATGAGCCACATTCTTCGCAGTGAAGTGCAGAAGGCCCGCAAGGCTGCGAGCGGGCGTTTTTGATTTGAGCGTCAAGAATTAGCTGATGCCGTTCTTGTGCCATGTCGATTTGATCAGCCATCAGGCATCCTTAGTCGTAGTTGCGTTCTTCTGGTTGCATACACTGACGGTTAAATACCCGGCAGAACTTGCAATAGCGGTAGATAAATAAGCCAACCAGACCAAAGGCGAAAACAGCCCAGATGCTGGCTATGGTGATGGCCAGGCCTAAACCCGTCATTTTCGGTACTCCACGTTGTAAGTTTCGTGAGTCATTAACCGCCAATCCTTGCCGCCGTTTTTACTCAGCAAGCGCCAGCGATAACCGATATCTATTTTCAGGTAGCCGTGTGGCTTAATACGGCGAAACACTCGATTACCTCGGCGAAACTGAGCTAATAAAGAAATGGCTTTGCGGTAGACATCAGGTTTGGCAGGAGTGCCAGCAAGCGTTATCACAGTGCGACCCCCTGAGATTTACTGGCCCCAACATTTTGACGGGCGCTTATCCAGCTTTTCAGCATGGAAAGAATTTGATCGCGAGAAGCATTGTCGGCTTCCAAACGTTCAATTCGAGTGCTTAACAACTCCAGCAGTTGTAGCCGCGAGGCACGGCGGGCTTCTGTTAGTAATTCCATTAACGCAACATCGTTCATAAAACCCCCTGAATTCAGGATGTGGGAAACCCGCCACCAGAAGGCAGCATTTGTTATTTCGAGTGGTTTATATATTTCAGTAAGCAACTAATATATGCCGGTTTTTACCCATGCCGGCTCATGCTGAAGGTAATTACCCGATATATGCAGCCCATTCTTTTATAAGGGCGCGATCGGATGCTTATTACCTATCTGAGAGCACACCCCACGACGCCTATCGCCCACACGTTAATGGAAGGGATGCGCTCTCAGATAGAGCCGGGCAACCCGGCAATCAGGCGAAACACAGTGTTTCGCGTGGGGATGGGATATCGCCATTGTTGCAGCGTGACATCAAACTATCGATCGCCGCAGCGGCGACGTCATCGCCCGCGGCTTCTGCGGCACTAAATAAGCCAGTAAGGCCAATGCTCAAACGGAATGCGTGATCATTCAGTGAAACAGCCCGCACTGCTGGAGCTATAGCGCTGGCGGCGCTGATGTTGGCAGCCTTGGCGTGGTACTGCATCAGCAGATCGTCAACCAAAATGGTGTATGCCTGTTTCATGCTGCCACCTGTTGTTGTGCGTAAAGTTGGTCGATGTAATCCGTTGCCAGTGCCTGTGCATCGAACAAACCGTAAGACTGATCGCCTTGGCTGACTTCATATCTTGCGATCGGGTTAGCGATGGTGCACGGGCGGTAAACAATAACAAAGCTGCGATAGAGTGATGAATTACGGCTAATTTTGGTGATAGTGTGTTCGCCTGATCGCATTTCCCACCTCAACTCATTTGTGCAACAAACTTTTCCGCGTGACGCTTGGCATTCAGATAGATGGCGTACAGGTTTACGCGGCGCTTTGCACCTGGTCTTGCTTGCAAGATTGGCAGGGCACCAGTGTCCGCCTGAGTACGGATGGTTTGCTTGTTTTTGCCGATGCGCAGGGCGTAGTCAGAGAGCGACTCCTCCAACAGATCACCAAATGGATAATCAGCCGGCAGCTGGTTTTCCCTTACCCCAATCACCTTTTTTTGTCGGTTTTTGCTCATAGTGATACCCTTTAAGATCACGCAGATTTAAGTTATCGAAGGTTCATATCTATGAACCAAGATAACGATAGTTCATAGGAATGAACCATGTCAAGCATTCTAAGCGAGAAAGTGAAGGCGATCCGGAAGAGTGAAGGGGTAAGCCAGAGCGAATTTTGCGACATAACAGGCATATCAATTAGTACTGTGAAGAAGTACGAAACGGGGTTGATTGAGCCAGGCGGCGTGACTCTCATGAAGATTACAAGCAATCCGCGGTTTAAGAAATATACGATGTGGCTAATGACAGGGGATGTCGCGCCGGAAATCGGACAGATTTCACCTGCTCTCTCCCCTGATGGGCACGAAAGTACATCCAACAACCGAAAAGGCCAGAAGGCTGGCTAATTGCCTGGAAAATTATGTATTCTTGGGGGAAAGGAGGTATTTGTGTGGAAAAAGCCTCCTGGCTAGATACGTAATAATTAACTTACACAGCAATTATTAATTGAATAATTAAGTTGGGTGATAATTAAAATGAAAAAAATCATATCTCTGGTTTTATTTAGTTCCTTTGTTGGCTTTTCACATGCAGAAACGAGCATATCTGAGCAACTGGCACAGTGTCAGAAAATTACTGGCGACACTGAACGCCTCGGGTGTTTTGATAAACTAGGAAAAAACAAGGTTGAGGATAAAATTGAAAATATAGAACCTCAGTCTGCGGGGAAATGGATAACAAGGAGCGAAAAATCTCCAATCGATGATTCAAGCAATGAGTTCGTTTATTTATCAGCCGAAAGTCAGATTCGTGGGCAATTTCGTGAGTCAATAACTCCTTCTTTGTATATCACATGCAGAGAGAAAAAAACTGAGCTTTTTATCGATTGGGAAACTTTCCTTGGGATTGATAGCACACGTGTCCTTACTCGTATTGATGCCCAAAAAGCAGTCAATCGTTCCTGGCAGATCTCAACTGATAATAAGGCTACTTTCTATAGTGGGCAGTCAATTTCGTTCATTAAAGAGCTGATGAAAAGCAAAAAAATGTTTGTACAAATAACGCCTTATGGGGAAAGCCCTGTACAAACTACTTTTGATTTATCTGGTCTATCGACAGCTATTAAGCCGTTACGTGAAGCCTGCAAGTGGTAAGGGCGTAACGAATGAGTATTAAGTCCCTTGGTGTTGAGGGTTATATGGTAGATGTGCGCCCTCAAGGACGTACAGGGAAGCGCGTCCGCAAAAAGTTCAAGACCAAGTCGGAGGCGCAGCAGTTTGAGCGTTGGATTATCGCGACGCAGAACAACAAAGATTGGGTTGATAAACCAGCCGATCAGCGACCCCTCACGGAACTGATAGACCTTTGGTTTAAGCATCATGGACAGAACCTGAAAGATGGCGTGAAGATAGAGCATAAATTGCAGGTGATGGCGGCCAAAATGGGCAACCCCAAGGCTAGCCAGATCTCCCGCGCCTCATTTTCTGACTACCGTGTGTTGCGGCTGGCCGAAGGTAAAAAGGCAAAAACCGTCAATCTCGACCAGGAAAAATTGGGCGGGGTATTCTCCGTGCTTATCGATCTGGGCCATTACTATGGCGAGCACCCGCTCAAAGAGATGAAAAAAATTAAGCTGCCGGATCAGGAAATGGGTTTCTTAACTCATGACGAAATCTGGCAGTTGCTCGATCGGCTGGAAGGTGATCATCTGAAGGCGGTTAAGTTGTGCCTGGCAACAGGGGCACGCTGGGGTGAGGTGGTCAAACTTCGGAGGGAAGAGGTGATCGGTAACAAAGTGACTTACCTCAACACCAAGAACAGCAAAAATAGAACTGTCCCGGTCTCAACCGAACTCTGCAAAGAAATTACTTCTGGGATTAAGGCTGGGCCAATATTCGCCGAACTCAATTACCCCTATGTGAGAAGCTGCATCAAAGAGGTTGCCCCCGGCTTACCAGCAGGGCAGGCCGTTCACGTACTGCGCCATACCTTTGCCAGTCACTTTATGATGAATGGGGGAAATATTCTGGCGTTACAACGGATTTTAGGACACTCAAGCATCCTACAAACAATGGTTTATGCGCATTTTGCGCCAGATTATTTGGAAGATGCAGTACGTTTTAATCCATTGGTTTTAAATAAGTATTGA